GGGATAAAATAATCCTCGTCAACGCTAAGTGGGTTAAACCTGAGATCGACTTTCCCATTGGTCTTGTCTATAACTGGAGCGCGCTTCAGCGAACTTGTGGCTTGCTCAAGATAATTTGGAACATCTTCAGGAGGCACGTTTCCAACATCGATGTAAAAAACACGTCGTTCGGGAGAACGAATAACTCTATAAACCAACATCGCATCTTCTATCAATATTAATTGACGCCAAATTCGTCTTGCTGATTCAAGAACCGAAGAACCGTACGGCAAAAACGCATCATTGCCCAAAAGACGAAAATGTGTTAATTGCCAATTTTCTAGTGTAGAATTCCCTTGTGTCAACCAGCGAAAACGAACCGCACCTGGATTCTCAGGATCAAACCCTTCTTCTCGCTCTACTTCTGATATTGGAATAGGATAAGCATTGATAATACCAAATTCGGGATCAATATCATTAAAGAGAAAAAAATCACCGTATTTACAGAGATTTCGAACCCACATCACCAAATTAAATTCTAGATTTAGCGTATCATAAAAAAGTGTTTCTAGCAGCTCTTTCTGAACATCATTCTCACAGAAGATATGCAAGACTCGCCCATGCTCATCCGGACTAACTGTTTCTTCTGAATATATGTCCAGAGCTGAGGCGATCTCGGGAGTGGCTTCCATCTCACTAAAATCAGAATATCTGGACATCCTGTCGAACGAGCCGTATGCGCTGAGGGTCGTATTGTAGACATCATTATGAGCTCGCTTAAACAGTGCCGCTGAAGAAGAAGTGCCGCTAGTGCCTTGTGTACGTACTCGACGTTTAACCACAGGACCTGCTCTAAAGAGGTTTGTTAACCTCTGGAACATGTTTCCTTTATCAGCCATTTGTGCACTCCCTCGGTAGACTAGAAATCAAAGTAACCATTTAAAATCCACCGACCCAGATATCATTGGGTGATCAGAATCCATAGAAACCGGCCAACCCTTGGCAGTAAATATTCCGACCTGCTTATTAAATGGTGACATATTATTATCTGACTGTGATTCTTCTGTCTTGTTCATCGCAAAACCAGCCAACATTGCTTTGTTCACGTCCACGGCTTTTTTAGAGCTAACTTTATCTCCGTCATATAACCAAAGACCAATTGCGAATGACATCACAAGGTCATCGGTCTTCCCGCGCTGTGCTTGCGCTTTGTTATTGCTCCACACAAACGTCTTTAATTCATTTACCAGACGCTCAGAATACACGTCAACCTTATCGTTCCTTATCATCTCTTCCAATTTCGTAAGAATTTTTGCGCGACTTGGTCCTTGCGTTGAAAATCCAGCCTTGCTAATTGGTCCATTACCATACAATGCGTTAAATTTATCTTTTTCTTTAGAAAAATAAATGTTTCTGTACCCAATCTCTTGAAGTTTCATTAACACAGCATATCCGTATGTGTTACTTTCAGGACACAGGAGCGCTTCATGATATCTATTTGCGGCCTCGACCAAAAGATACGCAAGTTGGTCAGGTGGGACCTTACCTCGAAATTCAGCAACCACCTCAGAAATAGTAGTGTCTATAATATGAAATGTAGAGTAATCATTTCCGTCACCGCGGGAGACATCCGAAGATATTACATATTCATGGTCAGGGAATGCATATTTCCACACCCACACATTGTTTTCAGGGCCCCATTTCTCCAACGGGACGCGGACCTTATACCGTAATTTTTCAATCTCTTCCATTGGTAGAAAAGTATCACCCGAGGCTTGAAAATCACAAAGCAGCTCTTGAGCAACCTGCTGCTTGTTCATATTCATAGATTCTTTATTGAACCATTCATCATCACGCTCGGGATGTACATCCCAAGGAAGCTTTATTGGGTTAAATTCATTCGTGCCCTCAACCGCATGATGCCACAAGTCATAATACTGTCCACCGGTACCGTTGGGAGTACTTACTATTAGGGCTCGCCCACCAGTTGACAACGTTGGATATAGCCCTTTCCATAATTCATCAAAGTTTCGAATAAACGCAGCTTCATCAACGATCAGTAAACTCAAAGCTTCAGACCGGCCCGCATCTTCTGAAGTTGGTATTGCCTTTATCGCAGAACCATTTGAAAATTCGATTCCTTGGGTGTTCTTTGTGGTTATGTCGGTAATCCACATCCACGGAGGAACACCGGAAAGAGCTATTTTAACTTTTTTAATGAAGTTTTGAGCAACGGCAAGCTTAGTAGCAATAACAAGAACAGTTTTATCCTTGCGAAATAACGTCATCCAAACTGCATATGCAGCAGTGAGTGTAGACAGACCAAGCTGCCTGGATTTAACCACAATATTAAAGCGATGATCGTTGAAGTGCTTTAAGCAATCATCCTGGAACGAAAATGTATGAAACGGAATTCTCCCCCGGATGGGGTGTTGAATCTGTACATAGCGATTAATAAAATACGCGGGGTCTTTACCGCATTTTACAATCTCAGCTACTTGTTTCTGTTTGGTCAGTGGGGGCATCAAGCATTATTAGCTTACTTGCAACGTCAAAAAAGCACGATAATATGCAACTCTTCGAGGAGAATTCGCGGTGGCTTGTATCAATTCAACATTGTCATCCCGTGAAGTCTCTGTCGCTGTAAGTGCCCTTCCAGCAATATCTTTAAATTCTGCTTTGATCTTCTTTACACCATCAGTAAAAATATCGTTTGACATCTCTCTTAAATTTGTCATTTGACTATCAAGGGAGGCCTCACTCGCAAAATGCACAATACTATCAAAGCGCAAGTTCAAAGTTTCACCGTTCAGATGATGTGATAATTTAAGATTGTCGACAGACTTTCCCCATGTCGTATTTAAACAATCACCTAACGCTCGAATTTCATTAACCGTCAACATTTGTAAGCTCCTATAGACTAACTATTCGCCAGACGAAACCTTTTCTCGCCACGCAGCAATCTCTGAACTGTTCGGTTCGTAGTCGTCATCTTCATTTATTTTTTTTATTGGCTCCAAAAAACTTATCCAACACTCTGTGCAGCACTTGACCTCTAAGTATTGCATGCAGTCTTGAAAATCACGAAATAAAAACCCACATAGAGGACAGTCTAGCGGAACAAAGTTTGGCAGCGAGTCATTATTCGCAATGTCTGATTTTTGCATCTTTCCCTATTTTCTGTATGTCTAGAACGTTATCTACGATATCTTTTACAGCATCCACATGTGAAATAATCAGAATATTGGAAAAGTATTTCTTAAGAGACATTAGTAAACGGGAGCAGGCCTCAATGTTTTTGTCATCTAGCGTGCCGAAGCCCTCGTCAATAATCAACACATCACTTCTTGGGGCATTACAAATATTAATAAGCGCAACCCGAAGAGCAAGAGATGAAATCATTTTCTCCATCCCGGAACCGCATTCTATAATACGCTTCGAATCACCGTAATCTATGAAAATGTCCAAATTATTTGAGTCTAGCCGAGATTCAATCTCAACGCTGAAATTCACCACTCCCTGCAAAATCTTCGTAAGCTCAGCATTGATACGGGGAAGTTGAAGAGATAAGATTGTTAGTGGAATTCCACGTTTATCGACTGCCTGCGTAAACAATGAGTATGTTTCCCAGCGGTCTTTCAGAGCACCAAACTTCTCTTTCTCTGTTTGTAGCTCTTCTTGTCTAGCAGAGCTTAGGCTAATTTGTTCTGTCAAGTACAACCGCTCAGCATCTATTTCTGATATTCTTTTTTCTAAACGCTTAAGATCAAGCCGCATTTTAATAATTTCTGCATCTTTCTCTTCATCAGCAGAGCGGAGTCGCATATCACGTAGAAGCTCTTTACCATGTGAAATTTCACTAACCACTGCTTGCTGGTCGCTTTCTAGCTCTCTTAAATTGAGCTTTAAGTCAGAGTTTTTTAACCTTAAATGCTGCGCATTTTTCAGCATTTCTTCGTACTTAGCTAGCTTCTCCCCGAGACCCTTATCCCTTAATTTCTCAAGATTCTTTTTAATCGCCCCCAATTCTTTCCTGGTGGAAGAAATGACACTTTTTTGTCCGGCGATCTCTTTGGCACTTTTGTGAGCATCTTTAATATACGGGCACTTAGGGAACTGATCACCGCACGGAACGGTATCAAGTTTCTTCGCAGACTTCGTTTGTGACTGTAAACGCTGCTGCTCGAGGTCTAGTCTTGATTGTGTTAATTCAATCTGATTCGCTAAGTCTTTTTGTAGTTCTGCTTCTTCCTTCAACTCTTTTACAGGAAATTGTTCACAAATTATATCAATTTTTGTAATTTTTCCTCTAGTGACATCCATCTCTTCGCACGTTTGTAACACCTCTACGCTCAGAGCAGAGTTACGCTCTTCTAGGGTCTGCAAATGAATAACCTGTGTCTGTATATCTTGTTGTGTATAAACCGTATCGGACGGAGATGATATCAACTGTAATTTGAGTTGATCTCTCTTTTCCTTTAATTCAGCTAACTCTGCCTCAATCTCTGCTCTTTCTTGCTTATGAGATATTAACGCGTCTGCCTGTTCAGTGATCAATGTACTCCAGTCTCTATCTGGGGCAGATTTCATCTCGCCTCTTAATTCTGTTATTTCATTTTTTGCCATCCTCAACATCGTATCAAAAATCTGCAGATCTAAAAATCTTGTAAGAATTGCTTTTCGCTTTGTAGCACCCTCGCGAATAAAGGCGTTCATATCACCCTGAGATGCGAATGACGTCATCAAGAAATCATCGACGGTACCTACCAGACCGCGTAAAACTTTTTCAGTCTCTCTTCGCTGTTCTTCCGTACTGTCTACTATTATATTCCCGTCATCATCTAGCGCGTAAAGATTCAAGTGCGTGGGCGCAGATACCACTCCTGTTCTGCTTGTTCGCTTAATTGTTTGCCGGTCAATACGATACATCTTGCTACCGATCGAGACATCGACACTTGCGCGGCAAAAATTCTTTCGACTATTCACAATGTGCAAATTTTTCAACGTACCGCGATCAGAAGAATTAAACAATCCGTAAACTAGTGTCCCAGGAATCGAAGATTTTCCGGAACGATTTTTACCAAAAATACCAGTGATACCGTGAAGAGCATCAAAGTCTATGATGTTATCTTCGCCATACCCGAACATATTGTCAAACGCGAGCTTTCGTAAACGCCACTGATGTGCTTGTTGGTTGGCTTGTTGAACGCACTTATGAAAAATATCTTTGTGCAATGCACGGAGAGAATCGCGTTGGTCGGAAGAAAGTGTATTTCGTGATACAAAGTCAGTCATAAGCCGATCTTGATATTTGAAACTTCGTAGATCAGTTCTGCTTATTTCACCTACAGAGGTTGAAATTACAACATCTGACCCAGTGAATGCCTTTGATTCATCCTTTGAGACAACTTCTTCAGCAGAAAATGTTTCTCGTAACTCTGTTTGTAGCTGCTTAAAGTCAACTTGGTTTAATCCTTCATGCGCAATTCTAAATCTAGCACCAGAAGCGTATTCTGGAATTTGATCTAGCGTATCTATGACTGTGCCTTTCCACCGGTACGTTCGAAAAGCCTTCTCATTCTTAAGCGGAATAAACTTTGAATCAAAATCATCTTTATCCCTAATCTCCCAGAACAAAAAACCCTTTTCTACCGTCTCACCATAATTCTGCTGGATTGTTGAACCAGGATATGCAATTTTTGGTGTCAAATATTGCCTCTTGTGGATGTCACCGAGAAAAGCAAAATCGAATTTATTGAAAAAATCAACTGACACGCTATCCCCATTAATCTCCCAATCTTGATCGGTCAAAGACCCGTTCACAGGACCGTGGAATGTTGCGATATTGATACAAGATGGATCTGGCTCAACATCATCCCACCCCCTTATGTCAAAACAGCTGAATACATTCCACTTATAGCCAGCAACCCCGGTATCATATGTACCGGATTCTTTGAAGAGATGTATGTCTGGATTATCTAATGCTTCTAAAATAGGCGTAATAGCGTCAAGCCTATCTTCATTCAACATCAATCCGTCATGGTTCCCCAAAATAACATGAACAGGAGCAATCTCGGCTAACGAATTAAACCACCAAGTCAAAATATGAATTAATTCAGGACTGATCCCCTGCGTCTTTGAGTGGACAATATCGCCACCAATAAAGATCGCATCTGGACGTAGCTTTCGTAATTCTACAAACGATCTTGAAAATACATCTCTGTATTCTTTATGTCTTGTCAGCCCACGAAAGTGGACATCAGCAAAATGCGCGCACCGAAACATAACACCCCTAGATTAAAGACCCTGACCGAATCGTTCCAATAAGCGATCGCAGTCTTGCCATCTCACTCCATTCTTCTGCATGAGGTAGTAACTGCGAGAGATGTCCTCTCGGCATCTCACCCACATCAGAAAAATTATCAAACTTCAATATTTTTACGCAAATATCAAACCTAGCAAGAGTTGCAGCAATTTCATGTGTCTTCTTAATCGCATCAGGATCAAGAGCAAGAATTACTGGGGTCTTGTTTTTCACTATCTTTTTGAATAATTCATGTTGGGGACTCAACGTGCTACCCAACAAGCAAGTCGTGTTTTCATTCGATTTAATTAAGTCAAATGGACCTTCGACTAACGTGAGCTCTTGTGACCAATCAATATTAATATCGTTAAATATCACGTCAGCTCGTCGTACTTTTGGATTTAGATACTTCCTGTTCACTTCACCATCGATAGCTCTAGCAGTGTAATAATTCAGCACCCCCTCACCATCAAAAGATGGGATAATCACCCTACGACGATATCGACCGCCGGTTACAGCCCCAATCTTGAAATACCATAAATCTTTTTGTGTCAATCCACGATTGTAAAGATAGCTTCTGCATGCTCGAAGATCTGGATCAGCGTTCTTCCCTAGTTGAGCCAATAGCGTAAACTCCTCAGGAAGTTGAATAAGCTGAATTTCTTCCTTGATTTCATCAATCTTCTTTTCAAATATGGCAGCGGCATGCGATGAA